TGAAAATGATTTTATTCCCGAAGGTACAGTTGAAGCATCTCAGTTTTAGTAATAGGTACTAATTATATAATCCTAGTAGAGTATTACTTCTACTAGGATTTTTAAATTATATTAAATGTATGGATTTGGAGAAGAATTAACAAAAGATAATATATTATCAAAAGTTTCAGCATATGCTATTTTTAGTTATTATAGTGACAATTTTAAGGAAGTAAATAAGCATTTTATTTCAGACTTTAGGGAAGAAGATAATCCTTCTTGCTGTATTGCACAGATTAAGGGGGATCTGTTATATACAGATTTTGGAACAGGGAAAAGTTATAGAGCTATAGACTTTGTTATGGCTAAGTTTGGAGTTAGTTACCCTGAAGCATTGCAGCAGATTAATAGAGATTTTCAATTAGGTTTAGGCTATATTTTAGAATTTAAACCTAATAGAATCGATACACCTAAAATAAAAGTACCTCCTAAATTTCAAGATAAGAAAAATTCTTCTATAAAGATAAAAAAAAGAAACTGGGAAAAGCATGATTACAGTTTTTGGTATGGTAGATACTATATTACAGAGGAAACACTAAATTCTTTTTCTGTAGTTCCTATAACACACTTTTGGGTCAATGGTAAAATGTTTAAGGCAGATAAATATGCCTACAGCTTCGACTTCTACTGGGGGAAAGATAATTCTGTATTTTTCCGTAAAATTTATCAACCCTACCATAAAAAAATAAAATGGCTAAGTAATGGAGGAAAAGTTTATCAGGGGGAAGGGGTGTTACCCCAAAAAGGAGAAGTTTTAATAGTTACAAAATCTTTAAAAGATGTAATGGTTTTATATACTTTAGGATATGTATCTGTAGCTCCTCCTAGTGAAAGCTTATTTTTAGATAAAAAGTATCTTGAAAAGCAAAGTAAAAGATTTAATAAGCTGATTCTGGTTTATGATAATGACGCTACAGGTATAGCTAAAGCGCAAGAGTTTTCTAGTAGGTATAATATTTCTTATGTATACATTGAAGAAAAATACAGTCAGGAAGAAATTAAGGATATTTCTGATTTTGTTGAAAAATATGGATTAGAACGGACTCAAAATTTTCTTAAGGATTTGTTTACATTCTAATGTAAAACATTCTGTATGCCCTCCAAATAATATTGAGGGAGAATATGTAAATTTTTTACACGCTTCGTGTAACTCTTTTTCTTTATCCCAAACAAAATCAGGGGAGCCTTTTATTTCTTTAATTATTTCATGAGAATAGGGAAGTTGTATAGGATAAGCAAATCTTAATGATGTATTTTTGGCAGTTATCCCTATTTTAATAAACTCTTCACTGCCATTAAAACATCTTATAATGTATAAAATAGGAGTATTTTTACTATATGCAGCACAATACTCTAAAAATTGTTTTTTGGAATACCCTACTGTAGTAACACATCTAGGGCATCCTTGCCCATTTAAATGTGCTGAGGGCTGTTGTAAGAAATATCTTCTATGTTCTTTACAAAAAATAGATATTTTAGTAAAAGTATCTATGTAATTAATTTTACTATAATCATATTTATTGTGATGAACTATATTAGCCTTCTTGCTAAAACAGTCTATTTTATCTACAGCACTCTGAATTGTAGGTCTACTTCCCTGTAATAAATCATTTGCTCTGACCAGATAAACAATATCTAATACGTCCTTCACTAAAATCTTATTTTCAGAAGTAGTATATTCATTGATGACTGTTAGTGTGGGGTGTATAAGCTTTAATTTTATACTAAAAGCTTTTGTTTTATTTACAGCAGAAGTAATTTTAGGATGTTCTCCCTTTAAGAGATAAAAATATTTAACTAAGTACTCTATTCCTAATCTATCTACAACTTTAAACTTATTTTTTATAGGCTTATAATCCTCTATTAAAGTTAAATCAGAATTAAGAAAAAGTTTAAGTTTATCTAGTCTTTCTTGAAAAGAAGGTTTGGAAGGTTTGGAAGGTTTCAGAGCTTGTTCTGATTTATCGACTCTATATCTTTTAGGTTTTTTTCTATTTCCTTCAAGATACTCTTTTAGTTTATTATTATAATTACATTCATTACACCCTTTTCCATTAATATGTTGAGCAGCATTTTTAGTAAATTTTCCGTGTATAGGGCAAATTATAATTACATCATCCCTATTACGGGTATAAATTGTTTCAGAGTAATCATAGAAGTTTTTATGTATCTTTCTGCATTTCTCTACAAATTCTAAATTTGTTAATTTTTTGCTCATATAAGTGTTGTTTATGATAACAAATGTACTAATAAATTATTAGAATATCAAATAAAATTGTTTAAATGAAATTTAAAAAGTTACTAGATCCAATAATAACTAAATAGTATAATATGGGTAAATATAAAGATTACATAATAGACTATCAAAATGCTTTAGCTAAAAGAACTTTACCGCAAGTTAGAAAAGCAGAGGAGATAGCAGAGAGAGTTAAAAGAACTAAAATACAGGAACAGAAGATATTAGGTGTAATAGAAAGAAGATATAAACATGCTAGTTCTAAATATTTAATAAATTTGTTACAGAAACTAAACTAAATGGATACTTTATTCATAAAAGGAAATATACCTAGTTCTAAGAACAGTAAGATAAATACTACTAAAGGAAGTTTTATGTCTAAGACAGTAAGGAACTTCTTAAGTAGCTATGGTATTCAAAAATATTCTGTTAGAGAAAAAACTGTAACAGGATATGTTAGAAGACCTAATACCTTTATGTTGTACAAGAAACCTTTCTTAGAATTAATAAAGGATAAAGAATATCCCTTAAAAATAGGATTTCATTTTATAAGAGGTACTAAACATAAGGCAGATTTTCATAATCTTTGCCAAATAATTGCAGACTTAATGGTTGCACATTGTTTTATAGAAGATGATAATATGGACTATTTTCTTCCTTTTCCTTTAGAGATAGATGGGTTATGGTATTCTTATAATAAAGATAATCCAGGAGTAATAATTAAAACATTAAAATAATGAAATTAACCAAACAACAAGTAGATGCATTAGCTTTTAAAATTTATAATGAAATTAGAAGTGAAGTTATAAAGTATAATGATACTTTACAGACTGAAGAAAAGTTTATAAAATGGAGAAAAAGTAATAAAGATATTGAAGAGATACTAACAGATACAATTATTGCTTGTTCAAATATGGTGAATAACCCTCAGTATAAGTCTATAAGTAATTATCATTTTGAAGCAATCGCAAAATATGATTTAAAAGATATAGAATATAACATGAAAAGAATATTTGAAAAAACTCTTATTTTAAAAGATTATCCTACAGAAACTATGTTAAAAAATGATATAATTCTAAGTACAATTGAATGTGATAAGTTAGATGATATAATTGAAACTATTAAAAAGAAATACGCTTAATTTAGTTAGATATGAATTTACAATTAGAGAAGAAGATAGAGTACTCAGAAAGGTCTCTATCTTCAGCTCTATCTAGATTTATTATCTCTAATAAGAGAGTAGATAGAGATAGAGTACTAACAGTTAAGAGTAAAGTAGATACTCTTAAAGAACTTCTTAAAGAACAAACTGATAAAACTAAATAAGAGTGAAAAAAATATATGAGGTATTAGAAGGAGTATATAATAATGAATCATTAAGAAGGACAATTGTTCCTTTATTTATAGGTAATCCTGGTTTAGGTAAAAGCGTAATAGTACAACAGTTCGCACAGGATAAGGGAGTTAAGATTGTGGAATTAATTACATCACAGATGTCCCCCTTTGAAATATCTGGTATTGCTTTTCCAGATAAGGAATCTAAAAAAATGGAATACTATAACTTCGATAAGTTAGAAAACTTAGTAGATGGAGATATTCTTTTCTTTGATGAGTTATTAAATGGTAATCCTGTTGTATTAAATGCTTGTTTAACCATACTAGAACAAAGAAGATTTATATCTGGTAAACCTCTTCCAAATATTATGATAGTTGCTGCTGCTAATCCTCAAGGAATGACTCCGTTAACTCCTCAAATTAAAGAAAGATTTGTTTGGTACGATGTAAAGTTTAATTCTGCTATGTGGGCAGATTATATGTTTAAAAAGTATGGATTAATTAAGCCCATTGCAAATAAACTCTCTGCATTAATACATAATGAGAAGGATTTTAATGGTACCAATTTTCATACCCCTAGAAGCATTGATAAAGCAGTAGATATGGTAATTAAGGGAATACCTACTCCTTATGAACCAATAATTAAACCTATTTTAGAGACTTTAATTGAGAATAAAACAAATAAAAATGTTATCTTAACAGATGGAAAAGAAATGGTTCCAAGTGAGCAAATACCTTGGTTACAATTAATTAGGTTAAAGGGCAATATTAATTTGTTAAGTGAGGAAGATGAAAAGAAAGAAAAGGAAACTGGTGATTATGAAATTTTAATTTTAGATAAAGATGATAATATTGTTGGAGAGGTAGAAAATATTGAAAAATTAAAACTATTGTATTATTTTTCAAATCAAGATGTTATAAATATTGAAAATGGGATAATAATCCCTGTCCCTCACCATCCCCCTCCCCTCTCTTTTTTTTCAAAAAAAAAATGAATTAAAATGAATTAAAATGATTGAGTTATTACAAAGTAAAAAATTCAAACTTCCTACTTTATATTTTATAACAGATAGGGATGATATTAAAGATTTACCTGTAGGTATTCCATTTTTATATGGAAATAAAAAAGATAAAGCTTACTTTATTCAGTTACTTGAATGGGAAGTTCTTTATCAACGTGCTATAAAAACAGGATTACCCTTTAATTGGGAAAAAATACTATTAGATAATGGGTATAGACCTGTTAGAGGACCTCAAGGACATCCTGTATTCTTTGATTATAAAGAATCAGAGATGGGTTATGAAGATATAGAAGCAGACATTATTGATTTATCAGAAATTGTAGAAGATAGTACAGGAGAATTTGCTAACTATATTAATGATTGTACCGCTGTTATAGATACTAATAAATTGAAAGATTTAAAAGTATTTCCGGTATGGTTAGATAAGATAGAAAAAGCTATTGAAACTAATATTCACAACTTTGCTATATACAATCCTAATATGTATAATAAGAAACTTGAAGGAATGTATGGTGGGTTAGAATTTACTTCACCAGATAGAAACTTAATTATATGTGATATTTCAGGTTCAATGACTAAAGCTATTGCTACTTTTATACTACTGTATAGCAAGACTATGGCAGAGACATTTTACGCTGATATTTTAGTTACAGGAAGCATTAGTATAGTTTATCCTTATGAACTAATACATACTTTAGATGTAGACAAAGTTTACGCAGAGGTAGGTAGAGGCAATGAAGGAGATATATTTAAAGTTTTACTATCAGAAGAAAAGCACTATAAAACAGCAATAGTATTTGGAGATAATGACCATCCTGGAGAATATGCTACTAAAAGAATATCAGATGAAGATGGTAAGAAACTATGTAAATGGAAAATAGATAAAGTAATTTCATTTCATAAAAATAATAATGTTGATTTAGCAGGATATGCTAGGTGGTTTGAACCAAAGGAAGTAGAAAAAATTAGTAATTGGGTAAAGTATTTGAACTGATATGGATAAAAAAGAAAAAATACAAGAAGTTTTATTAAAACAAAATTTATTTGAAGTTTATGATGTAACTAATGTTAATCATAAACTTCAGACTTAGTCTGTTTTCTTAAATTGAAAAGAAATGGTACTAATGAAGAAGCAAACACTGTATTAAAAAATCTAGTTAATGAATTAGGAGAAAACTTTGTTGATGGGTTTTCTTTTATAGAAACAGATGAAAAGTTTAGAATTAATAATTAACAATTAAATTAAAATAAAATGAGTAAAATTTTTGTAAAAAAAGATGAGTTAAATCTCGTAAATGGTGGTTATTTAGTAACAGGTAAAGAAGAAACTCCTGTATACAATTTAGAATTTATTGCAGCACAAAGACATGCAGAATGGGTAGTAACTTTTGCTGAGAAAGCAAAAGGAAAAGATTTTGTAGGTAAACAAGCTGATAGTATTGCTGATGTTAAGGCTGAAGTAATGAAAGCTTTAGCTAGTAAAGGAGTTGAATATGTTAAAGGCCCTAAGAATGTTAAACAAGATTTAACAGAGAAACTTAAAGAAGAAGCTTTAGCATTTATTAAATTCCAAGGAGAATCTTCAAAAACTGAAAAGGTTAATAAATTCTTACAACAGTTTAATACTTTAAATGAATTTTCTGAATTTGGACTATATTTTACTGAGGATATATGTAAACTAAACAAAATTTATACTATAGAGGAAGTAGTAAATGCTGTAACAGAAATAATTTATCTATTAGACTAATTAAAAATAAACTAAACAAGAGCCTAGTAATAATGCTAGGCTCTTTAAAATTATATTATGAAAGAAGCTATAGATTATGTAGTAGAATATTTAAAAAAGCAACCTATTAAAGGCTGTATTACAGGAAGTTGTCTTTTAGGATACTTTGAAGGGCAAGATGTAGATTTATTTGTTTATGATGAAAAGTCTTTTAATAAGATACTTTTTAATCTATATTATAATGATGATTTTCTAATATTAGACCCTCTAGAAAAATGGAAATTAGACCAATTCCTAAATAAGGAATACGGTAATAAAGCAAGGTTTGGTATTACTACAATCAAATTTATGTATAATACCTGTATTCCAGTAAATATAATATTCAAAAAGAATAGTTCTAATATATTTTCAGTTTTATCTACTTTTGATATAGATATTGTAGCTAAAGGCTTTGATATAGAGACTCAACAATATTTAGATTTATCAGAAAATCTTCCAGACAAACAAGCTACTTGGAATAAATGGAACACTAACTTTTATGATCCTGAACTATGGGCTATCTCCCGTATTCTCAGACAGTTGGAGAGAGTGATTAAGTACCATAAAAGAGGGTATAATACTGATGCTCTATGTATTAAGTATATTGAGTTAATAGACAGAGTACAAGAATTTCAAAATATATTTAATTCTGATAATTTTAGTGAGAAGTTAAAGATTAGGAAAAATAATACTAAAATTATCAAAGAGATATGTATAAAGTGGCTAGAGACTCATACGATTTCAGATGAAACTCTAGAATTATTAAAAGAAAAAATTAAAGAAATCTAATATGACAATATCAATAAATGATTTATTAAATGCATTACAAAATCCAGATAAAGTAGTTACTCTGGAGAATACTAAAGAGACTTGGACTAGAATAGGTAATAAAGATAGTTTTGAAGAACTTGGATTAGAACCAAGTGAACTAGATGCTTTTTTGTCAGAGTGGTTGGGCGAAAACCCTTACGAAAATCTTTAATATTACAATTATGAAGGAGTTAAAAGAAAAAATAGAAAAATTCATAGTAGATAATGAATTAGAGTTTAATGATAGTGATAGTGGGCTTAATGGTAATTGTGTTGTATTAGCAGGATTCCTATGTTATTTACTTGTAGAAGAAGAAAGAGTATATTCAGAGGGTATTGGGGTTATTCGGTCTTTAGGGTTAGGCTCAGAAGCAGAAACAGAACTAGAAAGAGTATTTGAATATGCTTGGCATTCTAACTATGAAAACTTTTGGGAAACTGAAGATGCTAAAGAAACATATGTATTTTAATTATGCGGACTTTCTTATTAAAAGGTGGAAAGCCTCTAATTAAATGGGGGCTTCTACCCGATAATACTTTTTATAGAGGAGAAATACCTGAAGGGTATGATTTAGCTGTTAATCCACATCAACCTTATATTATAGTTGATGTGGATAGGCATAATAAAGATGGGTTTCTAAATATACCGGAACATTTAAAGTCTGAATTAGATGCTACTTTAAATTATCCTACAAAAAATAATGGTCAGCATTATTGGTTTTGTTACAGTGGTAACAAGGTCTTACTTAACAAAGCCAGTAATTTAGGAATAGATTTAAGAATAGGGTATGAAAGGTATACTGAGACTAAATGGAGTAATGGTGGGTATGTTAAATGGCATCCTAGAAATGAATACAGAATTGAAGATGTATTATGGAAAGCACAGTTATCTTCAAAAGAATTAAATGAATGGTTAGAAAAACTTTTTAGCTACAAAAAGGCAAATGGAAAATAGTGATATTATTGAAGCATTAGATAAAATTCTAGAGGAAGAAGATGACATTAAGATACAAAAAGCTATAGAAAAGATAGGATGCTCTAACACACAATTGTTTGAAGCCATTTATACTGCTCAAAAAAGGTATACTATAATTAAAGCATTAACTCCAATTGCTACTATTAGTAAAAATAAAGTAAACTAATTATGGAACAAGATATTTTTTACAAAAGTTATAAAATTAAAATTAGACAAGATGAAGATTGTGAATCTCCTAATGATTGGGAAAATGAAAATTTATTTCTTGTTTATGATCATAGGCAATTTACTGTAAAAAGAAAAGGTTTTGAGCCTAAAGATATATGGGACGCTTTAAATGAAGGCCTAGAAGAAGAAGAAAATTATTATCCTGATTATTTTATATTTCCTGTAGAAGCATATATCCACTCAGGAGTTAGTTTAAGCCTATTTTCAGGCACTAAACAATGTAGGTGGGATAGTAGTGTATCTGGATATATTTTAGCTTCTAAAGAAGAATTTAAGGATTTAGAAACAGCTAAAACTGCTGCTAAAGGGTTAATAGAAACATGGAATCAATATTTATCTGGAGAAATCTATGGTTTTATTATAGAAAAGCCTAATACTATCTATTCAATATCTAAGGAAGAATTTGATACTCTATGTATTACTGGTACATTTTCTTCTGAAGCTTTTTTGCAGGTAGCAGAGGAAGATACTGATTGGGAAGAAAAAGATAGCTGTTGGGGATACTATGGAGAACCTGAAGAGAGTGGTTTGCTGGATGAAGCTAGAATGACAATTGATGATTTAGTAGGAGATGTTTAGAAAGAGAAATAAATACTATACTGCTAGAGATGGTAATATTAGAAGAAGAGGGTCTTATTCTGTAGGATATTCAGAAGCTCTACAAAGAGGACTAATCCCAGACAATAAAACATCTAGGAGAAAATATGGAGATTTATTAGACAAGGTAGAACCTATAGAATGGCATCATGGAATGGAAGGAAAAAAGGTTAACTTTTACAGAAGAAAGGATTTAATTAATGGATAAAGTACTAAGTATTATAGACTTTGATGGGATGTTGTATCATTCTACCAGAGATACATTAGAAGAGAGTATAGAAGCTTTAAAAGATAAGCTTCAGAATTGTTTAGATAAAACGGGCTGTACCCATTGGACAGGATTTGTAGGTAAAGGAAAAACATTTAGACATAGTATTAGTCCAGACTATAAAGCTAATAGAACAGGTAAACCACCTAAATATCTATCAGCTTTAAAAGAATGGTCTATTGCAGAATATAATCTAA